TTCCGGATGGAATGTATCCAGCCCGGGACTGCGCGGTCCTCGGGTTGTAGAGCGTCGAATAGACATCCTGGAACGCCTGCGAAATCGAGACGTGACCATCGTCATCCGGATGCACGTTATCGCCGGACATCTCCGTGTACTCATCGAACCACTGCTCACTCGGAACGTAGTACACCGCCAAACCGTCACCGCGCAGTGTGTCTACCACATCGCGAATGTTGCCTGCAAACTGTCCGGCTGCGAGGTCCGATCCGCTACCACTGTAGGTGGCCTGCCGAAGCGTGCCAGAGAACAGCACAATCGGACCGGTGTTTTGGATGGTCCTACGCTGCCCGTTGCCAGCAACCCAAAGCACTCCAGACGGCGTCGAAACAGAGGCTCCGGTTGCGGTCACGACAACCGTGTGCTTGGACGACATCCCTAGCGGAATGCGAACCACACGCGGCATGTACCAAAGCTTCCCGTTTCCAGCCGGGGAGATGTACGTCGGAATGTTGGCGTCAGTACCATTGTCCCACGTCCGATTCCCGTATCCGCCGGTCGCCGCAAACGTGCCATAGTTGGTTCCGTTGACCGCAATAGAAACGGACCCAAAATCATTCGTCGCCGTGACGATGTAGGCAACGTAGATCGTATCTCCGACGATGTTCGTGAAGGTCAACGTCGCCGTCGAACTGGTCGCGGTCACGAATCCGCCCAAGTTCGTGTTTGCCGTCCACGTACCCGACGCGGTCGCGGCACTCGCAAGGCTCTTGTTTGTCACCGCAAGCGCAACACCCAATGACAGGAAGCCGGCTTTCGAGAACTCCTGATAGTCAGCCGTGGTGCCGTAGTCGCGCATCCCGTTGTAATCACCCATCCCAACCGCCCACACCTGCGTCCCCGTGATGGATGACGGCGCGGTAGCTACTGCGCTTGAATATCCGTTTGTGTAGATAAACGGCGGCTGGCTCTGCCAGTAATAGTCGATGATCCGACCGCTGCCATAGGCCAGACGCTGCTCGGTCAAGCCGTTGGCAGCAGCAAACAAAGCCGGCCAGCTTTGAGCAAACGTCGTAGAGGATGCGCCGTTGGCAATGGAGTCTCCGAGTGTGTAAAGCGTCGCAGATCCGCTTGGCCTGCTGAACTTGGAGGAATTTAGCGTATTGGAGGAGGAAGTGATTGCCGCGAACACTGAATTGCTTAGGACCGAGGCGCCGTTTGTCGAGCTTCCAAGCTGCGATGCCAGCCACGCCGTGTTCGTGTTAACCTTGGAAAACGCCGTGCGAAGCGAATCGCCGGCATTGTCGTTTGCCGAGGTCCCGATGTTAACGTTTGTGATTTGCGCCAAAGACGCAAAGCAGGCGAAGAGAAAGAGAAGAATGCGCGTGGCCATGTTCCGATGTCTTTGATGTGTCAACCGCTGCAAACAAAGAGCCCCGCCCGCATGAGCAACGGGCGGGGCTTGCCATGAGTTCAACCGCAGAGTGATTAGCCGAGGAGGATCGCGGAGTGCTCAGGCTTGATGACCGAGACGCCGTAGGCAATCGCAACCTCCACCTTGTTCATCCGGTAGCCCGGATACATGGCGAGTTCAAACGAGAGCCCAGTGCGGGGATCAGTGATGACCTGACGATCAATGGCGAGGTCCTGCGCGCCAGCCTTCGGGAGCCGGGCCGCGAGGAGGATCGCGTTGCGCGAGAAGGCAACGTTGCGCGTGCTGGTGGCCGCAACCGTACAGGCCACATTGTCGGCCAGCGCCTTGCGAAGACCGGGAGCCGCAATGGTCAGCGATCCACCAGAGAGCGCCGTGGTCACGACGTACTTGTTGGTATCGCCGGTGAAGGTGATGACGTCGCCGGCGAGGATCGTGCCGGAGCCGGTATCGAGCGCGATGGTAGTGTCGCCGATGGCGTATCCCGAAGCGTTGTTCGTCTGGTAGCTGGCACCAGTGCCGGCGGTGGCCGTAGTGACCTGCGCGGACTCCTTGATCGAGAACCCGTGAACGTTCAGCAACTCGCCGTCGCGGAGCGTCATGGAGCTTCCGGCCTCGTTGACGTTGGTCAGCTGGGTCAGCGACCGCAGAGCAGCGCCAGCCGTGGTGTCGATCACCAGCGAGCGGTTGCCCATCGGGGCGCCGTTGTCGTCAAGGATCTTCTTAAGATTCGCGGTGAAGGCGAGCTTGTTGGTCGAATCAAACGGCGTGGTCCCGGCGGTGCCGTAGGCGCGGGAGGCGGCCTTGTACGCAGCGGTCCAAATGGCCAACTCCATCTCGTTGGCAAGCGCGCGAATGCACTGTTCGATCTGGTCCTGTTGAACCGATCCGGCGCCGGGACCCTGATCGAGCGAGTACACCTCTTCGCCAGTGTACCCAAACGAGGACACCTTGAAGTTGGAGATGGTGACGGACTTGGTCCCGATGGTCTGGTCAGACGCAGCGGTCACGGTCATCGCCGGAGTGATGCTCGCCGTGGTGTTGGCGGGCGCAACCGGAACGTAGAGCGTCTGATTCTGCGCGACCTGATCGGCCTTGAAATCCCGATTCACACCGGGAATGAACGCGGTCAGCTCGCGGGACACAACGTCCAGCGCCGCATAGACCGACGGAATGAGGTTGGTGAGGGTATTAGCCATGTGTGGTTTTCCTTAGAGTTTCGTGTCAGTCAGTGATTCGGCCGCCGGTCTTGCAGTAATCGGACTGTGCGCGAGCCGACCAGCTAGAGAACTCGGCGCGGGTCACGCTCTTGCCGATCGACCCCTTGGCTTCCGGAAGCGCAGGCACACCGAGGCCAGCGACGATGTTCGCGGCCTTCTTCTCGGCGCTCTCCTGCTTGGCCTCTAGGTCCTTGACCTTGGCCTCGAAAGCGTTGCGCTCGTCCAGAGCCTTAGACAAATCAGCGACCGCAGCCGCATTAGCGGACTTGAGTCCGGCAACCTCATTGGCTAGCGCGTCACGCTCGCTGGTCACGGTGGAGAGAGACGCCTTGAGACTGGCGATCTCGGAAAGCGCGGAAGCGTCGGGAGCGACAGGGGTCAGCGCCTCGACCTTTTTCGTCACAATGCCGACCGCTGCCAGAATCTCATTGAGGGATGCCATGCTGGCACCACGGCGCGGTCAACTGTTGGCAAGCGAAAGCGCCAACTTTGCTGCATCAGCACGGCTTGAAACGATGTCGTCAACAAGACCAAGCTCTAGCGCCTGCATCGCGTCGAAGACTCGACCATCCATGATTTCGGACGAAACTTGTGGACGTGCGGATTGAACGGCAGCAGCGAACTGTTCGTGGATACGCATGATGGACGCTTCCATTTCCTGACGCTGCTTTTTGCTCAGTGAAGTACCAGGGTATCCAGCGCCCTTGTGTTCGCCGGAAGTGAACAGCTCTACGGAGACGCCGAGCTTCTTGTAATACTCGGAGATGTCCACGAAAGCGCAGTACACGCCGATGGATCCGATGTCCGCGCCACGGGTCGCAACGATCTTATCAGCCTGCGATGCTAGCCAATAGCCAGCGGAGCAAATCATGCCGGACGTGTACGCAACGACGGGCTTGGAAATGTCGGACAAAACGTCGGCGGTCTCAATGCAGCCGCCAACCGTCCCGCCCGGCGTGTCCATGTCTAGTACGATGGCAACAACCTCGTCGTCCTCCTCGGCAATGCGGAGTTCCTCGCGAATGTCCTCGTAATCGACGACACCGGATCCGCGCTCGAAAGACGTCGTCTTGCGGGCAAGCACGCCGCCGATTGGGATGTATGTGACGCCGTCGATTATCTCCATCTCGTCCTGCTCGACCTCTTCACCGCAGGAACCCTCAGCGGGCATCCGGCCTTCAACGGGAATCAGCCCGGCGCGTTGCCCAACGATGCGGGCGATGTTCCCGTGCGTCACGGCCTCAACAAGCCACGGCTTGGAGAATACTTCGGTGAGGATGTGCAGATGGCTCATTCTTGTGAATCGTTCGGGGCTTGCGTGGTCTTTGCGACGGCGTCCGCGCTATTAGTCAGTGTGCTGTAGCCGCTAGTATCCCGCAGCAGCGTGATTGCCGTGGCCATGTCGATGCCATGTTCGTTGGACAAATCACGCGCAGCGGTCAACAACTCGCTAGTCTCTCGCTTCTTGGTCTTGAGGACATCCTCGGACCATTCGCCATTTGCCGAGCAGATGTCTCTCATACTGCGGAAGCCGGCCTTAAATTCAGCAACGGCCACGTCGGAATCGTATTTGCGGTCAGCCGTGATCCGCGCAGGCGACGTGTATTCCCATTTCATCCATTCATCCGAAGGCGGAAGCAGATTCAGCTTTTGCGCCTTGGCGATGCGGTAGCCGTCCATGCGCCGAAGCACAGGGTACAGCAACCGACCACGGATGTACTGGAGCCGCTTGTTGATCTTGTCGACGACGACGCGCATCGGTGCGCCACCCTTGTCGGGATTCAGTGAGAAATCGTAAGACCAACCAAAGCCGGCAATGGCTTGGCGTAGAATCTCAGCCGTAAAGGCCCGCTGATTCATCGTCGGCCGGTCTCCGGTGATCGCTTCAATTTTCGACTGCGATCCGGCCCGAACGTAGCGGATCTCACCCGGAACGATTTCATCGGACGATAGCTGCACACCGTCCGTGTTTTCCGCGCCCGATTCAGTTAGGCCACCGCTGCCGTAGCGCGTGACAAGGTTTGCCGTATTCGCGGGTCCTCCGGTCTCGTTGTGTACCAACAGCGAAAGGCCACTGAACACCTTTTGCGAAACCATTTCCAGACGCCGCGCCTCGGAGACGTCCATGAAATCCAGAATGGACGCGGCAAGCGGAGAAGTTCCGCGCACTTGGTCAACGTACTCCGGAATGTAGCACGGAATCAGGCTCGCCGTGTCAACGTCGCGGTCGTCAACAGGGTTGTCGGCAAGCAGGCGGTAGCCGATCACGCGACCAAACTCATTCAGGATCGCGCCGTCCTTGAACGGCATACCGGCAAAACGCGATCCCTCTGGCACAAAGGACAACCCGCGGGATCCAACGCGATGCCCTGGAATGTGCTGGAACAGCGGATAGCCGTCCGCGTTTTCGGTTAGTAGAATGAACGAATCGCCGTCGCGCAGGTACGAAAGGACGATCATCTCCCGCAAGGAGTCCATCGTGTACGGAGTCCCGCGCACGTCGCAAATGCGGTCGTTCTCGTAGAGCCAAGACTCTGCAATGCGTCCCCATTCGTGATCCTCGCCGTCGAACTGTTGAAGGATCCCGTCCGACGCAAACATGGACATCTCCGAAAGCGCGTTCCGGAGCGGGGTGACATTCTGGAACAGCCAACGCCCCATGGACAGGAGCGTGGATCGCGTGTAGCTGCCCAGCAGACGGTTGGCGTCCGCGTTGAAATTCTGGATGCGCCGACGCTGGCCGTCGTATTGACGGACGATTGGCTCCAAGAATTGCGTGGTCCAATACTCCGACGCAAACCCGCGGCGGTCAGTAACCTTAAACGGACGCTCTGCCATAGGTGTAAGGGTCGGATTGGAAAAACGTTGGCATCTGCGCCGTCGGCATCATATCCGCGAGCGGGTACGTCGTCGGATTGATGACGTTCAGCGATTGATGGATCCAGTTCAGCCGGGTCTGCGCCGAGTATTGCGGGGCGCGAGAGAATGACGTGCCGCCAGCGCCGCCGCTCGTCAGTGCGCCGCCGTCGATCATCTCCTGCTGGACCTTGCGTCGCTCCGCCAAAAGCTCCGCTTCGGTCCATCCAACAAAGGGGTTGAACGCCATTCGGACTTTTTTTCAAGTCAACTGTTGCGCTCCCGTTGGGTTTTGTCTAATAGCGCAAACATGGAGAGCATGGACGCCGCAGACCACCCGCTAGCTTCAGAAACTCCAGCGCCGGATCCGATTGAGGAACTTATCGGAGAACTCAAAGCCAACGATTCACTGGGCGACGATGACATCGAACGCATCGTGCGCGAATGGTCAGACGGTCGCGACTCTGTGCGGACAAACGCCAGCTCCGGCGCTCTTGTGGACGTGCTGCATCTGTTCACGGAGCCGAATCGGAATCCGCGCATTCTCGCGTATGCCATGCTATACGTGCTGAACAAGTGCCCGCATTCAATGGAGGACGTGGCCCAGCTTGTCGGATGCACGCGGGCTGCGATCTCAAAGGAGAAGCGGATTCTTGAGAACCGGTTTGGGATTCAATCCCGCGTGTCCGTCATCCATGAGGCCATCGAAGAAAGGTCCGAAGCGTGCCGGAAGCGTGGCCAAAAGAAACCGCGTGGCGCTGTGTGGATTGGCGCCGAAGTCTTTCGTCAGAAGTTCAACCGCTAAGCAGTCAAATCATGAGCCTAGAGATATCACCCGCCCTGCCGTCGATGTATCGGCAGTTTGTCGAAGCCCGCGAATCAGCGTTCCAGCAAAACGCCGACGTCATCAAATGCGCGTCCGTTCTCGGCGCTGAATTGGAGCGTCACGTCGAACAGGGCGAGCTTGAACTTGTCGTGTCCGCCGTCGATGGAATGTCCATCCAGCAGGCCCGCGCTTGCATCAAGGTTGCCCAGTTCGTCCGCGAGAAAAAGGGCGAGCTAGACAACGCCGGCTGGCGGCAAATGCTGATGCTCACCGAGCTTGTCCCGTCTCCAGAGCCCCGCAACCCGGAGCCTGGAAAACCCATCAAGATCCTCATGTGGATCTCCCGCATCCGCTCACGCATCCCTCGCCTGTCTGTGCAGGAGCGGCACGTGCTCAAAGGCGAGTTGCAACGGCTGATGGATGGATTGTGAAAACAAAACCGGGACGCATGGGATTTTTTGTCTAGGGAAGACCACACGTCCCGGCAGGCGATCTTGGCGCAGGCCAGACCGAAATTGGAGCGCCGCCGCAGGTCTCCCTGCAATCCCCGCTGTTGAGCGGAGTAACGGCGCGAAATACTAGCGGTGTTGTTGGATCCGTCGCGGTTTTCTACGTCGCTCAGGATTGCTCACGCATATCAGGCCAGACCCAGCCTTGAACCCCCAACACCGCACGCCTCGACGCCGTCCGACCAAGGATGTCGCCGAGGTCCGACATCAACAGGATGCCGGAGAAAGTTTCTTTGACGGCTTGCGTCCACCCTTGCGCCCATTGCGCCGAGATGCCGCAGCCTTCCTTGCCGACTTGATGGAGCCGAGCATCCGGCCGATCTCGGACGGGCTCAGGTCTCGCGTGTTGCTGTTAGCCTTCATGGTCAAAACTCAATGGGCGCACTATTGGAGTCGGCCACAATCGTTGCAAGCGCGAGAATCATTTTTGCACAGTCCCATGCGTGGTTGTTTTTTGAGTGCGCCACCCACTTTTCCACCGACCTTCCGGATGCATCCGTGTCCGTCTCGCGATGCTCCGCGCTCATCTGCTTGTCATACTCGCGGCGATCCGCGACGGACTCGCCAGATGACGGCTCAAGCCACAGACCCTTCTCAATCATCCGGTGCAACCTCGTTGCCGTTGTGTCCGATGCAAACTTGATTCGCAGACAGTAGCGGTTGCGCGTAGGCGCGTCGTGCATCCCTTCGTAAGCGTCAATCTGCACCGCCTCGGAATAGCTTTTCCAGATGGTGTCCGTCTCGCCGGAAACCCGTTTGACGTAGTGCGGAAAGGCTCGGTCCTTGGATCCGACAAGACCGACGGCGCGACGGTTGAGCGCAAAACGAAAGACGCTGTTGTCCTTGTGCTTGTCGTAGTTCACGTCAACGCCAATCATGTTCGGCTTGAACTGTTCAAGCACGCGGTCCACGTCGCCATCCTCGTTGCACTTGCCGTACCACAGACGACGCACCTCACCGCCCTTGCGCGAGATTTTGGCAACCATCATCCAGTCGTGCCGCGCCTGCTTGTCGATGGACGCGATCACGAATCCATCCGCGTTCTCGGCGGGATCGTACCGTTTGAACTCATGCACCAACGCGTGCGGGTTTTTGCCGTTCGGGTTGTCGTGGTCCGCGCACCGCTTTTGGATGAAAGTCTTCAGCTTCTCGTAATTGCCCATCGCCTGCGCCTTGCGGGCTTCGATCCATTCGTGGACAAGGTCGCGCCACGGGTAGTCAATGACCGCTTCCCAATGGAACAGCACGCGGTCGGGCGCCGTCTTGACGTCCCATTCCTTGCGATCCTTGCCGTCGGTCCACACGTAGCGACCGGACGCGTTCCATGCGCCAATCAGCGCCGCCGAGTACTTGTGCCGATGCTTGCAATGCGGGCACTCCATTGCTGCCGTGCTGGCAGCGTGTTCGCGGTCAACGTCGCCGCTAGCATCCTTCACGGTCTCGTACACAAGCCCCCACCGGCTGCCGTCCTCGCGGAAGCCCGACCATCGCGGCTCAAAATACTGACCGCATCCGAGGCACGCGACCTCCCATTCGTACCGCCGCGCGGTCTCCGTATGCTCCTGCCAGTCGGTTCCCTGGGATCCGCCTTGGCTGATGCAAATGAACTTTTGGTTGCCGAGTCGCACGAAATCGCCGAGTCGCGCCTTGGCCTGTCCCATGACGCCCTTGTCGTACATCCAGCATTCATCCAAGACCACAACGCGGAAGCCTCGGCTCTGGAGATTGGATGGTGATGGCCCCTTGATGAAAAGGGGTTGTCCGTTGGTCCAGATGACCTCTTGCGTGCGTTGCTTGTGGCGGTCGGCTGGCAGCAGCAAAGCGCACGGCGAATGCTCTAGGATCGGCCACAGCCGAGTTTCCGCGTGGCTCTTGGCTATCGGGTCCGATTGCAGGATCCACAGCACCGAGGCGCCTTGTTCGCTGACGAACCATGGAATTGAGACGTCCGCGATCAGCGTCTTACCAGAGCGCACGGGAGCAAGGACGCCGATCTCGTGGACGCGGGTTGATTGCAGAGCCTCAAACGGCGCCACGAAATGACGGGACGCAGCAACCGAGAATGCACGCCGGTCGCCGTAGACCGCGGGAAGCTCCGTGATTTTCTCATGCGCCCACTCCCAAATCGGACGCCGGTCGGGCGGCGCAAATGAGGATGCCCAAACGTCGCGGATGAATTGCTCGTCAGTCATTGGACATTTTTCCAAGGTCTCCAAACTGCGCGAACAGGTCATCGAACAGCGACCGCAGCACGTCCGCGTTTGCGGGTATCGAGTCGCCAGCCGCCGCAAACAGCCGAGGCCATTCCTGCTCCGCTCGCACGCGCACGCCCGACACGCCAGCCGCTATGCGCTGGATCTCGGCGGCAACCGCAGCCTTGGCGATCAGATGCTTTTCCTTTGTGTCGTTTTCGATCTTGAGCTTGCGGGCACGCTGCCTCGCTACCTCCATCTTGTAGTTTGCCTCCGTGCCCTGCGTGTCCGGCTCGGCTCGGTATTTCCGCACGGCCTCCGTCGCTTCGGCCATGGAGTACAGTTCGCGGCCGTCGTTGGTAGCCGGCTTGACGCCGTATCGTTGGAACACCCGCGGCAACGTGTGGCGGTCAACGTCTAGCAGCTTGGCCAGACGATAGACGGTGAATAGTTCTTGGCTCATTGTTTGGCCTCCTCCCAAAACCTTTCCGCCCGAAGTATCGCTTCGATCTGCTCGGCGAGGTTGGCGTCGAGGCAGTCGTAGTCCGACACCAACGCGACGCCGAGCTTGTTGCGCGGGATCTCCGGCACGCGACCGGGTCGGCTGATGATTGAGCGTAGGTGGGTCATGTATTGCACGCGGAACTCGGCGTTGTCGCGGCGGTTCCGGAGGTGCAGCTTTGCCTTACTAGACAAAGACAGCGGGCCTAATCCGTGAGGCTCGTAGATGAGAAGGCAAAACCTTGAAAGCATCTCCTGCGGAAGCAGCGGGTCGAGGAGGATGGATTGGTTAGGGGTCACGGCTTGGCCTCCTTGGATTTTGTCCACTCTCCATTCGCATCGCTGACGCTAACCTTCCCTGTTTTGGTAACGTAGACTTCGATGCCGTGCTTTTCGGTTTCCACGCGAAACACAACCCATCCCTTCTTGGAATCAGAGCAACAGCGAATGATTTTCGCAGCGCCCCAATTGAATCCGTATTGAGTATGCCTGAAATCAATTTGGTCGCTCACGGCTTTACCTCCTTCCAACGCCGCACGCCGGTTCCCTTGCATTTTGTGCAGTTCGCCTCCTTGTGAAGGCAACCGTGCATCGCACCAATGCCGTCGCAGTCCTTGCAGTACACCGGCTCGATTTCCTTCCCGCAGTGGCGGCAGTCATGCCAGAACGGCACGACCTTGTCGGCTGGCTCATGTTGGCAGGCGCTCACGGCTTGTCCTCCGGTGTGACGTCCTCGATTGGATACCACCACGTGTTGCCGTTCTCCAGCGTCACCGGCACCTTATCCGGCGGTACGTCGCTTCCGATTCGAGCGACAATTCCAAGTCCGTTGTAGGTCCGCGAATCCACGCTCACCTTCATCCCTGCCGTAAACATCTTGGACCGAAACGCTAGCATCCGCGCCGTTGCTAGCCTGTAGTCGGCGGCTTCGATCATGGCTTCGTTGATGCTCACGGGTTCGTTGATGCTCACGGCGTGGCCTCCTTGGCTTCGCGCCAGTTCTCCTTCGCCTCGCGGATCTCGCCCCAGTCGACGCAGTCGGAGCACGGCGGATGAAGGTGGCAGGAGCAGTTCCGATCCGGTGGCTGCGGCGCAAGATCCTCCAGCGCGTCTCCCCATGCCTTGAGTCTGCTGACTTGGTCCTCGAACCGCTTCACGCGTTCCAGCAGCTTCGGAACCTCCCTCTGGATCACGACGCGCTGGGCTTCACCGAGACGGCCTCCGAGCATTGTAGCCAGCGTGTTCGGGTCCCACTCGCGCTCCACCGCCATCGCGGAATCTTTCCACGCTTGCAGTTCGTCGCGCTCGCGGGTCAGGCGTTGACGTTCAGCCATCTCGCATCCTCGGGTCTGATCGTTCCGGTTGATGGCCGAAGTGACCATGGTTCCGCAGGTGAACCACTGGACTCTCCCGGTCCAGTTGCCCTTTGGTGTCGCCCCGCAAAACGGGCAGCACTCGGGCGCTTGTTCGTTGCTCACTTCTTCCTCCTTTCCAGCATGGCGTCGGCAAGGTCGTACGCTACATCAGCGCAGGATTTCGTGTTCATCGGATTCTCGTTCCAATTCTGACAGAGCCCCGCCAACGCCTGCCCCGCGAACTCCTGCCGTAGCGACTGCCGAATCATATCATCCAGCCACGGCCTCCCGCTGTCAGGCACGCGCAGGTCGACGGCGGCACGTTGGCGCTTGTTGAATCCGTGGTAGTAGCGACTGTCATCTTGTGATGGTAGTGCTGGCGTTTCTCTAACCTGCTGCGGCGTGCGTGTTGCGTCGCTCATGTTTCCTCTCGGTGTGTTGTTGGTTGTTGTGTCTCGAAGTGGTCCTGGATGCGCTCCAGGTAGGCGAGTCCGTCCATCAGTTCCTCGCGCATGTGTTGGACCCATTGGGTGGGCGTGAGGTCGGTGCGGTCGACGGTGGTGCCGTATTTGGCCAGGCCCTTTGCGTGGCGTGCCCGCAGTTGTGCCACCAGTTTCTCGGTGGTCGATTCGGTGACCGGGAGCCCGGTGATGAGCACCTCCCGGTACAGGATGCCGCCCTGCTGCAGCTGCTCCCGCGGGATCTCGACGAGGACGCCGTGGACGGCCTCGCCGTCACGGTCGTGGCGGCCGATGGAGATGATGGTTCCGGTGAGGTTCATGGTTGAATCTTCCTCTTCTCCAGCCGCGCCTTCCTGGCGTTCGCAGCGCGTTCCGCCGGGGTCAAAACCGGGGCGTCGAGCGGGATCCCGTGTTTCGTTCGATAGTACTCTCGATGCAGTTCAGCAAACCGTCGGTTTCGGTAAAGCCTCCTAGCTTCAGCGAGCTTCTTGCGTGCTGCGTCCATCTGCTTGAGCCGCTCCCTGAAGGCGATCTGTTTCTGGGTCACGGTGTGTTCTCCTTCCACATCTTCTCGGCCCGCAGGATCGCCTCGATCCGCTCGGCCAGGTTGGCGTCGAGGCAGTCGTAGTCCGAAACCAAGGCTACGCCGAGCTTGTTGCGCAGGGTCATCCCGGGATGCCCGGTTGCAGCAAAGCCAGCCTGCGCGAATTGGTCGTGACTGTCCTTGGGTGTGAACGGTGGTCGCGGAAACGCCGGGCCGCCGTCTTCAATGATTGCTTGCTCGTTCGTATTCATCACACGCCCTCCGGTCGCTCGCGGAGGCTGTTGCGCCAGTCTCCAGTGTAGTTGGAACGGTGTTCGTCCAGAACTGGGCAAGCGCTTCTGGCGGCCGTGCTTTGCCACGAAAACGATTCGGGAAGTGGCTGATATCGGAAACCCCACTCAGCACCATCCTTATCCTTCGCCCACCACCGACACCACTTCGGCAAATGCTCCCACGGGATCCGTTCCGGCTCGACCCATTCAGCGACGATGTCGTAGCCGTTGGGAGAGTTGTTGAATCGACGCCCGCCGCTGCACCACGCGGACAGCATACCACCGTCTAGCCAGCCAACAATCGGCCTCTCTCCAGGCTTGTTCGTCAGCGCGACGTATGTGCGCTCACCGTTCCTCATCCGGTAATACTTGCCGGCTTCAATCTTTAGTTCGTTGCTCATGGTTCCTTTCGTTTCTGCGGTTTTGAATCCCTATCAAACCACTAGGCTTGCGGGGTTTTAGAATTTCCGATGGGTCTCATGGACGCTGATACGAGTCCAGCGGTCAC